TTGCGTATTCTAAGCGTCCGTTCCCACGCAGTCTCCCGAGTGGTCTTCACCTGCCGCGTGACGCTGGCCTTGTCTTCGTATGTCGTTCTCATGCCGTGCCCCTGTTCTCATGCCGTGCCCCTGTTCTCATGCCGTGCCCCTGTTCTCATGCCGTGCCCCTGAGCCTCATGCCGTGCCCCTGTTCTCATGCTTCCACCATACCTATCGTGCATCGACAATTTATATTCTCCTTCGCCAAGGTACCACACGCTGGAGCAGTCATGCTATCACCACCCACTGAAAACATCGCGTCCATTTTTATGGCACCGCTCTCATTGTATATGCTCCCTGCTGCGGCGTGGGTTTCCCTTGCATCGAATTCATTAATCCAGAACTTCTTGAGCACCTTGTCAAGCTCTGCCTGGGATACGGCATCGATATCAGCATAATTCGACGCACCAATCACCTCAGTACGGGCAATTGCATCCGCTCTGTATTTGTTGTATGAATTGAATTTATCTCTCAATGCCGTGGCGATCTTCGTTGTACCCCACCCATCCTCGAAACCCTCGCGGAGTATTGCACCCACCTGGTCGAACGTCGTTCCAGTAATCTCTTTGCTGTGCTCCTTGATGCGTGAGCCAAGCCACTTACTCACTGTTGGGTCGGCCACATTATACGCTATGTCAGCCCCCAGCCGTCCAATTGCCTGCACACCAGCCTGCTCCACAACGATGGTCATGGTTGGGTGCAGATCATCATACAGCAATGCCGCCTCTTCCGTCTTGCCAATATTGATTCCCCGGACCCGTGCGTTGTCCTTGTATGTTACGAGTCGGCGTATCTTCTGTTTGTTCCATCCAGCTATCTGCCCGACAATTGCCTTACCCTCTTTGTCAAGGCGTGCAAGCAACTCCTTGAGTTGCCGGTCCCAGTAATCCTGCATAGTCTTAATGACGCGCTTCTCCCACCCTGCCGTCGTGGCGGCAAAGGCTTTCCAATATGTCTCCTTGACTTCTTTAGTCCAGTATGCAGGAGTCAATAGCTTGCGTTCTATCATATCAACACGCTTTACCGGCTCCGTTCCCGGCCCCGCTCCCGGTTCACCCCTGGCCCCTACCTGCATCATAGATAGAGACATCCAGGGCTCATGGCCCCATTCTACATCTTCTCTACCATCCTCCGCCCGCGCCTCGTTGATCGTTGTGACACCGGCCTTGATATCAACTTCACGCTTCTTGATTTCCATTTCTTTATCGTGATACTCGGGCAATTCAAAGTCAAGTGTCAGATCTTCATCATACCGGGGTAGTATGAATGCCTCGATGTTCTCTTCAATCAGCATCGTTTTGGGCCGGACGCACTCCTGGTAGAACGTCTCGTTGAGCACTTCTGCCGTGGAACGGTTCACGTCCTTCACAAGTCCGAGCTTGCCGGGTGTCAAGTCGTATGCGGTAATCAGCTTATCCCGAGCGAATTCCTCAACCTCCTCAAGCATCATATCTTTGGCGGATTGCGTGAGCCCCTTGTCGTCCAGCCTGAGCCCACTGTGCAGAAAGATCGGGTCGCCGGTTTTCTGCACACCGGCCCAATTGGCAAGTATTGATGCCTTGAGTTTATCCAGTGCTGCGCTTTTCAATTGTTGATCTGTGGTGAACACATTCCCGAAGTTCGCCTTATTCTTCAATAGCGAATGCTGCTGAATCTCCAGGAAGCGGTCGATGTCATACGGATACACCTGAGCCGACAGTGGCGATTTACCCTCGTAGGGTGTAGCCGGATTGGGGTACCGCATCCACATCAATTCTTCTTTTGTAAATTTCTGTTTATGATTCCCATCCACATACAGATACCCGCTGATCACTTCCTGCTGATCCGGTATTGGTCTCAAAGACGCTGTTTTTGTCAAGGGGAGCGTCCATATTTCCGCAGGCAATCCTAGTGCATTGACAGGCATATACCACCCACAACTACCAGCCAACTCCATGCGCATGATAGTATTCCACCAAAGAATGATCCGGGTGTCAATGGCGTTTGGTCTTTCAATCAGAGAGAGAAACGGGTGCTTCTCGACCACTTCCTTCTCGACGTTTTGCGCCTTGAGATATGCGCGGCGGTCCGTCTCTGTAGGCAGCTGCTTGAGATGTTGCTTAATCTCAAGCCCTCTGACTTTACTACCAGTGGAGTTGCGGTAGACATACAGATTCATCGGCAGCGTGGCCACTGTTTTTGCTATCTTGTCAATGCAGGTATAGACCCACCCACGGTACGCATCGCAGAGCGTGGAGTAAGAGGTGGTGGGCGTAACGCCTTGAGCACCCTGTGACACGTACATACTAGAGATGACTTGCTCTACCGAGGAGGCTTTGATGTACCCGAAGCGATCAAGGATAGCGGAGATGAAGCCGGATTTCTGCACTCGCTTAGTTGGCATATTTCTTTACCTTGTGTGATTAAGTCCAGCCATGCTACCCCGCTATACTGTGATGCAAGACCAACCCGGATGTTCGCTTGGGACTGGCGATCCCTTAGAGCGAAAACATCCCGGGCTGTGGCATTATCTCATCCTGGAATCGTGCCCACTGGGACATGTAGAACGCATCCCAGTCGTCAGAGGATCGGTGTGTACGATCTCTGAACTTCTCCTTGGATTCAATCTTGATCCCCTTGTCATCTTTGATTATGTACCTGATGGCCCCGCAGTCAGAAAGTAATTTCCGCTCCGAAAAATTGCCAACATTGTTTTTCTTCATGGCCTCCGCCGTGATCCAGTTGGCCCATGATCGATGATTGATGAAGTGAAATTCAGTCCCTGGTATTTTCGTATTGCACTTCGTACCCCCTACAAATGGGATGCACTCGAATCCCTTTTCGTCAAGTTCATCTATCACCCCGGCCCCAAGCCCAACAGAGTCAAGGCAGGTGTATTCTGCACTCACCGAGTATTCTACCATCATTTGTATCGTGATGTCACGACATTCCGTAGTTTTTGTTTTCTCTTCGACTCGCCGCGCTATGATATTCGGACCCTCCCCCACGTACCAAACCGATGGGTCTTTGCCTTCACGGCCCACATCCACACCCATATACCGGCGCTGATCCTTGGTCTCCCGGCGCTCTTTGCATGCGTGAATAACCTCCCAGGAGACAAGCTGCATCGGCGCGTCTATGGCATCCCACTTGCCCTCACAGTAGCGTGCGAACACAGCAGGTGGGAGTGTTTTTCGCAGAGTATCGATATACTCAGGTGCAATCCACGGGTTGTCCGTGAGCCTCGCAAGCTGGAAATAAAACGGTGCTGCCAACTTCTCATCTTGCCAGGGCTCGTAGAACTTGACGCGAGGCCATGAATCGTTAGGGTTGACATTTAGAAGTATCAGCATGGGTGGCATGGGATCGAGCCGCCACTGCCCGGCGCGCTGTATGGCTATCTGATAGGTCTCCTCTCGTAGCTCCTCTGCCTGCTCAAGAAGGAACCCGTTTGCCTCAAGCCCCTTAAATCTGTTAAGTTCCGGGTCGGATGACCCAGCCTCTGACATGAAGGCAATCTGAGAACCATTGATTGCGGTGGCTATCAGATCGGACTTGTTGAACTCAGGGAAGAATCCAGGCGGTGAGCAGTATTTGTGAAACGATGGTATGGTGTTGCGCTTGAGCGTGTCCCTGTCACGACGGATTACAAACCACCTTGAGCCGGGGTACAGCTTGCATAGAATGGTCAGGATGCCAAGCTGCATCACAGTTTTGCCCGAGCGGATGTCGCCGCCGAAACACAGTGAGCTATATCTACCGGAGAATACAGCCTCGGAGAATTCAGATTGCTGCGTGAATGTAGTGAGGGAATATTTGTTTGATGGTGGGGTAGAGGCGGGTGCCATCAATCCATCTCCAGTATTCTAGATGGCTTCTCCACACCGTGTCCACAGCACGCAAACTTAACACCAGGCAATGTGCCAAGACAGGCATCATGGCCCTCTGGTGTCGGCATGCATCCACAGCGTACACAAGGACGCTCCTGCGATATTGATTGCCCGTTGTCTGAATAATACCACTGGCGGGTCTGGTTATTCCAAACAATCAACCACCCACGGTGATATGAAGTGGGTCCCATCAGAATACAATCTCCCGGCCACCAACGAGCCATTTCTGAGAGCCCTCGGGTGCACCCGATGCACCCGTAACGAATGACTGACTAGGCTTACCCTCCACTCTGTCAACTATCGCGTTGAACGCCTGGGTGTCACCAGTCCATGCCTTGCAGACCTGGGCTATACAGATTGCCCTTCCCATTGACACGTCGGAATGGAGGTGAATTTCTTTCTTGACGCCTTTTTCATTTGTCAAGATAACATCAACCTTATTGCTCTCCAGGATATCTTTGAGTATATCACTAACCCGTGTCCCGCGTGGTGGACCTGCTGGATTACCTGATTGCCCCGGCTTCCAGCGGTATGGTATTATACCACGCTGTTGACTTCCCTGATTTGCAGTGTGCTTCTTGGCTGTACTTTTCTTTCCGCTCTTAATCTTCCCATTTGTCTTGCCGGTGGGTTTGGTATTCCCCTTCCCGTTCGTCTTAGAATTCCCATTCGTTTTGGGTTTGCCGTTACCGTTCGTGCTCTTCTTCGCAGTCGCCATAAATCTAATATACCATAAATGTCAGTCTCGGTCGAGCGCCGCCGCGAGAGTGTGGTCAACACCGGCAGTGAGAGTGTGGTCAACACCGGCAGTGTATCTGTCAACCACACATGGCTCATCGATGTCCAGGATGTCGTGCCCATCGAACCTACACGTCGGCAATCCGGAGCCGTACTGTGTCCGCGCACAGTCACGGCAGGTATGTGGATGCTGATCAGCACAGAGGTCGCGCCAGGTCATTTGCATGGCCTCCAGTTCGAGTAGTTCTTGCAGTCGGAACATCTATTAGTGTAACCGACTCCTGGATCACAGGTGTCACATTGCCGCTCCTCATAATCCACCACCCGAAGAACTCCTACCAGCACCATGCCCCACACCATCCCGACTACCACCCAGAACAGTTGGCTCTCCACAACCTCAAGGGCAGCACAACACATCAATACCACAATCCCGAGCATGAATAGAGCGAGGGACACCACACCAATCACCCCCCTCATGTCATATTTCACATGCTTTTTCATACCACCCTCCATTTCCGGCCCGTATGGGCCATTGTATGAGAATTATGGCCAGATATCACAAGTCGCCAACCCGGCAATAATTGCCGTTGCTATCAGATTCCACGCTGGAAACGCCGTTTTTGCTCATTTTGCCTCGATTTTGTAAGCAGTATTTAGGACTGCTTACATCAGGTGCTTACACCGCAAAAAGATATAACTCCTTGATAATAAATAATATATATATATAGATATATCTAGTGTAAGCAATGTAAGCAGTATTTTTGGATATACGTAAGGCAATTTTTTTTCCTCGTTGAAATAAATAATAATTATTTAATTTATTTATTTTATTATTTAATTTATTTATTTTCAATTCCTACCCCTCTATATGTGTGTTCGCAGAGTGCTTACACTGCTTACAAATCTTGTATTGTGGTGTATGATAACATGTTAAGTGTTAGCAAGTCAGGTGCTTACACCGCAAGTTTTGCTACATTGCATGATATTGCTAGAGATACAAAAGGGGCTCTCTGGTTTAAGGGATTAAATGGTTGACAAGATGTTAGAGTTTTGCTTACAAATTGACTTCTTGTTAATTCCGCTGGCTTCGTGCCTGGAATATACCGGCGAGTGATTAAAATATTCCGGAGGGTGATTAAAATATTCCGGGTGGTGGGTTGTTGATTATTTTTTAATGTCGGCATGATTAAATTTGGTGGAATTTGGTGGAATTTGGTGGAATTTGGTGGAAACGTGAAAGTTACGGGTGTGGAGGTTTGATGCCCCACGTCCGGGGTTTT